CTGATTATCTGATTATCTGATTGATGTTTGTCAACAGAATAATGATTTCACGCTTATGGATCAGAAGTTCATTCACCATGGCGGTCAATATAGCAAAGTTGAATATTGCGATTTAATGAAAGGTCCAACCACCCTAATACATGTTAAATATTATACCGGTTCGCAGAGTATGAGCCATTTATTTTCCCAAGCCTATATTAGTGCTGAACTACTCATAGGTGATAATATTTTTAGGCAAAAGTTAAATGATAAACTCAGCGATTCGTTAAAGTTTGCAGATCCCAATTTAAGACCAGTTGCAAAGGATTTTAATATTATTTTTGCAATCGCGACGAAAAACAAAATTCCTCACGGGTTACCTATATTCTCAAAAATTAATCTCAAAAATTTTTATAAGTCTCTATCTAATTTTGGGTTTAATGTGAGTATTTGTAAAATCGACATAGACGATAACATTTATAAGAAAAAGTTGCAAAAACCAAACTAACTTGTGGAAATTTTGAACGCTATATTAGTGTGGCAAAGAGTACTAATCGTAGATTTTCTTTACAAAATTTTTTATGAGAAGTAGTGTCTATTAAATTTCCTTTTTAATGGTTTTCTCATCCAAAGAATTTATGCTTGAAATTCTTTTTAATTCATTTAGATAATCAATCTCATTTTCTAAAAACCAATGAAGCACCTTAGGATTGCCAAGTAATTTATTAATATATGACTGAATTATAACGAATTTCAACATATTTGATCCATACTCGTTTTGTAGTTTTTTAGTCTCTTCTGATGTAGTTGCCATCTCCTGTTCAAGACGAAATATATTTTTTCTGATGTCTCGTTTATATGAAACGTTTTTTCCTTTATTGACTATCAGTGATGCTGGTGTTGCATCTAAAATGCTCATTGCAAATTTTTTACTATAATTATCAAAATTTATCATTGTACCGACTGCTTCAATTTGGCGAACTGGTTTCATCTTCCTCAAAACATCAAATGTCGCTTTAGGGATTGGCTTGTCGGAAAGTTTTGATATTACGCTTGGATCTATGCCATTCATAACATTAGCTTTATCTTTTATAGACTCAATTGATATACCCAAAGCTGCACTCAGTTTTTCCATTGATACTTTAGCAAGTGACTTGATTATCATTCTATGTTCTTCAACAACATTAATATGATTCACTTGTTTGTTGGGAGTGAAAGCATCATTAATACTTGAAAGTATGCAAGGGGCTTTTTCTATGCCTAAGTCTTTTAGAGCTTCAACTCTTAAATGGCCATCAAGTATCTTAGTGACATCATTTTCTTTATCATAAAACACTATTACTGGCTCAATAATACCTAAGCTTTCAATAGACGTAACTATTTGATGATATTTATGGCTTCGTTTCACATTTTCAAGCAATTCCTTAGAAGGAGTTAGCTTGTTAGTATCTAAATAAATGGAATTATCACCAAATCGTAGCTTAATCATTGTGATACCTCTTTATTTAATGGATTTATGATTTGCGATGGTAGTTCCGAGAGGTTCTCTTGCTCAAGTAGGTTTTGAAAGCTTTTATTCATCATTATTATATTAAAAATTTCGTTTACTATTAAAAGATTAGTTTTTACAAACTTAGAGTGTTTACATACAGTTTTATGTTCAGCGATGCTATTCTCATATAGAGAGATTAATTCTTCTGCAGACATTTTTTTTGCAGGCTTATGATAAAAAAAACCGCCTGATTTTGTTCCTTTATTGCCAGTTTCTCGCTGATTTAGTATATGTTTTATTTTTATAATATCCCTGCTTTTTATTATCTTTTTATCGTATGCATCAGTAAGAAGATTTTGTGCTTCTTCGGTTTCACATCTTGCGAATTCAACTGCGAGATACAATGGTAAATTACCTCTTTCAACAGCAGAAAGTAGTTTATGCTCTCCTTTATCAAGAAGCATGTTTATACTATTTACCCAGTTCGAAGAATAGCCAGTAATCTCGCTGATTTCAGAATCGGATAGCCCTCTGATTTTCATATCTTTTATAATCTGAAGTAACTCATTAGAACGTGGTCTCCTCCTGGCAATATTTTCAACTAAACTCATAACATAAGCATCTTCCTCTGAAACATCTCTTATAATTGCGGGAATCGTTGTTTCACCTAATGCAACGAGGGCCTCTATTCTTCCTTGACCGCAAATCAAGGCATAATTGAAATCATTTTCATGAATCGCTCTTACACTAATCGGCTTGCTTAAGCCTCTTTTTTTTATACTTTCTTTTATTTCATCATGCACTCCTTTATTCCTGGTTCGTGGGTTAAGTATTTTTATTTTTTTAATTTCAATGTGGATTATTGGAACATCATTAGTTTTAGGCTGCATATACATCCCTCAAGTCGATACGATAAATAATTTGTAGAAACTTGTCTAAGTTATCAAATCTATATAGTTCTAGTCGGAGATTGTTTTTTTCCGACATTACCATTTTACTAAATTCGTTATCAATTTTTGGTATAATATAGAAATCACGAGGTGATTCATTTTGTGAATCCATTCGTATAACGATAGTTATGTCTGCTTTCAATGAATTATCAAATCTCACTTTCCATCTTAGCTTACCAGATTTCATATGTTTGCATTTTGTTATAATTACAGAAATTATTGTCTCTTCATTAATACATAACATTGGTGCATATTTATGTGAGTCTACACAACAGTTGTTTTTCTCAATACTATTTTTGAAATCTTCAATTACATCAGAATAGAATGCTCTTAGTGCTTCATTTATTTTTAGATAACTATAATCATGCTCTGGCTTATAGCCAATTAAAGTATATGCTCTTAAAAGGCCACCAAAGCGGGTTCTATAAACAGATGATGAAGGACCTGTATCGTCTTCATCAATAATAAATCCTGATAGTTTCCCATTAGTTTTTAATTTTTGCTTAAGCTTTTCTAAAAGATCTTCATTTGATAAATGTATTGACCTAAGCTGGATTATTTCCTGTGCTTTATTAAATTTTTTCTTTGAAATAATAGGCTTAAATGCTTTATCGCATCTAACCCATTCATGTTTAGGGTTTTTAATGGATTTACTTTTAAGTTTGGATGAGGTTTTATTATATATATTATTGCCTATATACTTTTCATTAGTCAATATTTGGTGTATTTTCCCACGTGTCCAGTATGAACCGTTTTCTGCTGATATATTTTGCTCATTTAATTTTTCAGCAATGATAAACTCTGGCACATGATGATCTATAAAAAGATGATAGATTTTGTTTACAATTTGTATTTCACTTTTAGGGCCAGGGATTAATATAACCCTATCTGTTTGGATGCTCTTTCTTTTTCTAAAACTTAAGATTTCCTTAGCTATGTCATTTTCATCCACTAAAAGTCTTCTAAGTCCATAACCTGCCATACCTCCCTGATGATAACCACGCTTTATTAAATTTACTTGCCCTATAAAAACCTTCTCGGATAGATTTCTGCTATGATAGGCTGCACTTGATCTTTTTATATTCAATATGACAGATGATTCTAAGGGAAAATCCTTAGTAGGTATAGGTTCAGAGCAATATATAAGATCTACACCATTTTTCTCAAAAAGAAATGAGTAATAAGCAGCTTCATCACTATTTTGAAAACGACCAAAACGACTGACATCATAAAATAATACAGCTTGTATATTTATTTTTTTCTGTTCCACATCACTAAGTAGCTGCTGCAAAGAATGCCTCCCTACGATGCTCACCCCGCTCTTACCTGCGTCATCATATGTATAAGCGATCTCCATATTATTCTTTTCAGCATAATCTTTTATGTATTCGGACTGATTATGTAAAGAATACTGCTGATGGTCAGTTGACATCCTCAAGTACTGCGCAACTCTAACCTTATGATTTTTATCATTTTCGCCAGTCATGCACTAAACCTCATGGATGATTCAATACAATGTAGAGGATAAAATTGATCAATTTTTAACCAAATTCAACTCTTTTATCATCGATTAGAGCGAATTTGGTAAATCTTATAGGTGTATGATAATCGAGAAGAGATGTGAATTATTTAGCTGATATGACCTACAGCTTTCGTTATGTGGACTCAAGGTCCCCATTTGTAAATGGCTATGCTTAGTCCACATAGGTTAATGGTGTGATTATTAATTCTTTAACTAAATCAAGATAGTTAACCCATCATGGGAGAGTTATGCGGCAATAACTTTGCATTTTTGAGACGAAACATAGTCACTCCACCATTGCATGAGAACCACCCGTTCAGTGAGATACTCTGCACGATTGTAGGCTGCAATTATTTCATCTTTCTTCGAGTGGGCAAGGGCGGCTTCTAAGACATCAGTTCTAAACTTGCCGGACTCCTCAGCAGCCGTTCTAGCAATGGATCGCATACCGTGAGCTACAAGCTCACCTCCGAAGCCCATACGGATTATGGCCGCATTGGCTGTTTGTTCATGCATGTGATTGAGTGGAGCTTTGATACTGGGGAAAACCCACTCTCTACGCCCGCTGATGGCTTTCATTGAATCCAAGACTCGCAAAGCTTCTTTACTTAGTGGAACTTTATGAGGCTTCTTCATTTTCATGAACTCCGCCGGGATGTTCCACATTGAGTTGTCAGTATCTATATCGGCCCATCTGGTGCGAACAGCCTCACCAGGACGAACCCAAGTTAGTAACTGCCATTCAATCAGCAATCGTGTCTCCATACGGACTGAGGCGTTGTTTAACACTGTAAGGAAGCGGGGGAGTTCGGTTGGGGGCAGGGCTGGCATGTTCTGTTTCTTCGGCTTACTAAATCTCTGGGCAAGATTGTCAGCCGGATTGAATTCTATAAGTTCTTCTGTTGCTGCATAGCGGAAAATTTCATTCAGGCGGGATATGATGCGGCGAAGTGTTTCAAGGACACCTCGTTTTTCTATGGGGTCTAAATGCTGTTTAAGCATTTTAGGGCGAATCTCCTTAATGGGGGTATCACCCAACGTTGGAAAGATATTTCTTTCTAGGCTTCGCCAGATGTCGTTAGCATGATCCTGGGAGATGCCTGACGTTTTGACTTTCTCATCAAGCCATTTCTTGGCTACTGCTTGAAATGTATGTTCCGTTGCATCTTTTAGGGCATTGGCTTTCTGGGTGTTATGAACTTGTGGGTCTATACCATTTTCAAGCAACGACAAGTATTCATCACGTAAAGCTCGTGCCTTAGCAAGTGTAAGATGAGGATAGGTTCCTAAGCTCACCTTAGTTCGCTTTTTGGTCACAGGCACTGCATATCTAAAATACCAATTTTTCTTCCCTCCCTTCGCCAGGGGAGCGATTCGCAGGAGCAAACCATCGCCGTCAAAAAGGTTAACCTTTTTCTCGGCAGGTTTGGTGCTTTTGATTTCAGTGTCAGTGAGCTTCTTAGCGATTTTTGCCATTTGGGACCCTCGATTTTTGGACCCTTCTTAGTGGGTCCTATTCAGGGTGCCATAACTCGTAGTTCTCAGCAATTCTCACTGGACGACAATAGACGTAAAAAAGCCCGCAGAGCTTGTGCTGTGCGGGCTTAGTAGACTTCATTGTACTTCAAACAACTAAAAAGTGGTGGAGCTGGCGGGAGTTGAACTCGCGTCCGAAATGTGTTTAACTCATTGAAAATAAAGAATTCTCTTGCTGTTATATACCTCAAGTGCATTTTACGTGCATATTGAGGTCTGGCTAACGTCATGATTCTGTCCAACATTTTGAAATATTTCCCCCGCTACAGCGCGGCTGAAATCGCGGTTTTACCGTCATATTCAGCCAGGTATTTACCGTAGTTGCGGAATATCATTTCCGGCCCTTTGTGGCCCATCTGTCCGGCAAGCCAGAAGAGGTTAACGCCCTGGCTAATATGCTTGGTGGCGAATGTGTGCCGCGTCTGGTACGGGTTACGATAGCGTACGCCAGCTTTTTTCAGGGTCGGCACCCATGCTTTTTTACGGATAGCGTCGGCGTTCGCCCAGGGTTCTCCCGTTTTCGGGTCGCTGAATATGAACTCACTTTTCATAAAGGTGTATTGCTTCTGCGCCTGCAGGGCCGCCAGCGCCTCACTGTTCAGCTCCACCTTACGGGTACCGGCTTTTGTCTTGGTGCCTTTAAGTACCCCTACGACACTGGCCGCCTGAACGTGGGCTGTGTTCGCGATGGTGTCGAGATCAAGCCAGCGCAGCGCGCACAGTTCGGAGCTCCGCAGACCGGTATTGAAAGCAAAGCGGAACAGGTTTTCCCATTCCGGGTACCTGCAGCTCTGGTAAATGGCGAGGGTTTCCGCTGGCGTGAACGGGTCAACCTCGTAATCGTCGGCGCTCGGGCTGCTGTCGATCACATGGTACCGGCTGGCGCTGACAAGGGTTACCGGGTTAATGGTCAGCAGGCCATCCGTAACAGCTTCATCGATGGCGCTGCGCAGAAACGAAAGGTTATTCCTGGTCGTTTTCAGCTTTGTTTTCCGGCTGGCTATCCAGTTTTTAAGGACCGCTGGCGTCAGTTCTGACACGTGGAGTTTATGCAGAGCTGAAAGCGCCGACAGGCATTTTTCATAACCGTTGATAGTCGACGGGGACAGGTTGCGGTTCTGGCAGATTTTCAGGTACTCGTCCAGATAAGACTTTATGTTTTTGGTTTTCTTCACTACCCCGAACAGCTCCAGTTTTTTGGAGGTGGGGAAGTATTTCGCATAATCGAATGTGCCGCCGGCGATCTGGTTCTGTATCTCCCCTAGCAGGCGCTCGGCATACTTCACGCCGCGCGCGTTTGCTTCCATTCTGGAAAGGGGCTCCCGGCAGAGAACCCCCTTGTAGGTGAATGTGATCACCAGGGTATCGCCAGTTTTATGCTGGCGAATGGTTACTCCTCTTGGGAGAGATAATGATCCTTGTTCTTTCTTGCCCACTTTGAAACCTCCGTTAAGTCTATCCAGCGTTCTTTAACGCCATCGACTTTTAATACATGGACACCCTCTTTCCATAACCCCCTTTGTATCCGTTTGTTAACGGCTTCAACTGTTTCTCCGGCGTCCCGGCAGTAGGTTGAAAGTGGTACGCAATCAAGACTCATGACCGACCTCCCGCCCAAATGCCTGGGCATTTTCCAGTTCATTTGCCGCATAGATAAGTGCGTTGTGGTGCGCTCTAAAACCGCCATCAAGTTCGCTGGCCGCTCTCTTGCGCAAAAAATCGATTGCAGCCTGATAGTCTTCACTATCTGGCAGATCTCCCACGACCATCAGCATGTTTTCCGGGTCGACAGGGATGGTGGTGTGCCCCAGCTGTTTGGCCTCCGTTGCCAGACGGGTCCAACGCTTAATAATTTCTGAAACTGGCTTATTCATGGAGCGCCTCGCTACCTCACCAAAAATTTATATTCAATCAGCGCGCCGATAACGGTGGCCGCCAGCAGCATGGAAACAATGATGCTGAAAATGAAGGGCTTCATCATTTCACCCCTACTGGTTTTATGGCCTGCAGTGCATCAACCTCTTTAACGAATCGGTCATGCATCGCGTCCCATTTCTCACACCATTTCTCCATTTCTCGCTTGCACGCCAGGATGCGACGCAGACGGCGAACACAACGCTGGTGGGCGGCCAGATACTCAGCCTTTGTTTCCCCGTCTCGCCATACCTCCCTGTCATCGCGATCAATACGCACCCGCGGGTGACGCTGTGGAAAACCTGAACGCTCAAAAGCCTCGGTAGTCATGAAGAAAGCCAGATAGCGGATCGCCGTATCTTGCGTGAAGCATTTTTTGATACGACCGTGACGTACTGCTACGAACAGTGGGCCAACTGGCGTATCGTGTTTCTGTAATGCCAGGTCAATCATGCTTACGGTGCGTTTATCGTTCATTTCCGGTCCTTAACTTTGCTGTATCGTTCGTGACTCATTACTTCCCAGTTCTTTCCGCCATCGCGGGAGAGTAGCCTCCAGCGGTGATTAACCTTGAGGCTCAAATTACCGGAGCCATGCATACGGCAGGGGTGAATGCGCCTTGCTCTGAACTGGCTTAAAACGTGTGCTGCTTTGAGGTGAACCCACTCAGGAATTCGTATCGCTGTAAGTGCCATCAGATCCCCCCATTTCATGACCCTCCGTTTTCGGAGCCTCCACTTTTTGTTTTTTGACGAACTCAACCAGCTCAGAAATGAGCTCGTCGATTAACTCCTTCCCGCTATCCGTAAGGAATTCACCGCTGCCATTAACATCAACAGCGCTGCTGTAAATTCCCTTGATAGCTTTTACGCCTTCGACATTCCCGTACTCGCTGATCGCAAGCCTTTCGAATTTTCTCAATAATCCATCGAGAAGAATCTCTGTTAACTCGACCGTGTTAATGCCGCCTTTATTGAGCTTAATAACAAGGCAGTTACTGCCTGTTTTACGCTGGTGGCGTAATAACGCTGCTTTTAAAATTCGGCGTCGATATGTCTCGATTAATTTATCCATTGCGCTTTTCCTCCTCCAAACCCATAACTATTTCCTCTTCTTTTTCGGTCCATCCATGAATCTCAGCGGCGAGGTCATAAACCAGAGCGCATATTGTTTTAAGTTGAAATCTGTCTAACTTGTCGTGACATTCAAATAATGTTTGCGTCAAGCCTGACAACTTCTCCGCTTTGATATTCACTTCCTGAATATCCTGTCTTTTTAAAACACCCATAATTAACGACCATATGCTTTTTTAAGATAAAGACGAGCGATTACCTCGTAACCGCAGGCCGCATAAAGGCATGCTGTTCTATATGCCGATTTATCAATGATGAAAGTCATACAAAGCGCCTCATTGTCATTGAGGCAATAACCCGGCCATGCACCTGCATATCGCTCTGCTCGTCGACATCAAGCGTAAAAGTCTCGTAATGGTGGTTGTCAGAAATTATCACCAGAGAACCGTCCGGCATTGGCTCAACACGCTTAACGAATACGCATGGTCGTCCGAAAACATCACGGGTAAAAACATAAATACCCGGCTCTGAGACCTTTCCGCCACAGTCAGCGAAAGCGATCAGTTCGCATGGCTGGATGGTTGGTTGCATGGAATCCCCACCCATCTGGCAAGTCATAATTTCCCCAGGCGTGTACTTACCTTTCTCATCAACAAATAATTCACGAGGATAAGCGACTGGTTTATTTATTGGATTAAGTAAATTATGCATTTTCATTTCCTCAGGGTGAGTTTTTCCCCACCCTAAAAGGTGTTAATTTTGATTAATTGAGTTGGTTAATTAATTGGTTGGTTAGCTAACAGAAAACATTTTTTTAATATCAGGATGGTCATCTATGATTTTTTTAGCATCATCACATGCTTCTTCATAAGACTTGAAGAAATCAACCAGAACAAAATAATTATCTACACGTTCGTAGATAGCGAATTCCAAACCATCAATAAAAGTTGTGTTAAATTCGTAATCAAAATCATTCTGATGAGGCTGTGCAGCTCGTAAATAAATCCAGTGTGAATTTGCTGCTTTAAGCTTGGCGTGGATATCAAATGCCTGGCTCGCTGGGTTTGGTTGGGAGGTTGTATTCATCTCATTGGCTCCGTTGTTTGCCGATGAAATGAGAATACTTAAGTATTAATTGGAGGTCAATGGTATTAATACAAAAAGAATAATAGATTTCTTATGTATTTGTTATTGAAGATTATTTTAGTAATAAAAAAGCCGACACTATGGTCGGCTTGGTGCTTTTTTGGTAGCAGATCAGAAGATTGTTGATACCCAAAACAGCCTTCCTAAAACCTCAAGACTATCCATGTCTACTTCTTCGTCAGGGTATTC